GACAGCAGGTTTGCCGCTGTTTTTGTATTCAGTTGTTACACCCTTCTGTGTGACTGTAACTTTTGAACCAGCTTTCACCTGAATTTCAGGGGCAAGGAACAGCTTTGTGACCTGTATCATTGCAGAAGCACCATTTTCATTTGGGTTTGTCTGCTGAATAGTCTTGAAAGACAACCTGCAAGGCTGATCCTTCAAAACCACCACTTCTTTGAAACCAGTTGATTTGTTTCCCTTTTGATATTTCTGATATTCAGTGATTGTGCATGTTCCATCATACATGGCTTCAATGGCTTTTCTTGCCTTTACCATTTGATTTGTCTGAAACATACCAGTTCACCTTCCCCCTGATTTATCAAAAAGTTCACCAGTGTATTGAATTTATCTTCATCAGATGCACCAGCAGCAAAAGAAACTGTTGTGTCACCTTCTGAAATCTGTGTGATTGCACCGCCTGTCAAATCCAAATCAGAAAGATTAAGTTTGCCAGTCTGTTTTTTTGCAAACAGATATTCACCACACACTTTGTCAACTGCTATGTGAAACAGTCCATCAGGAATTGAAGTGACATTGCAAGAATTCTTGATGTGATTTTCAACTTTCTGTATTGCAAAGCAAATTGCCCAGGAATCATCTTCCTTCAGGCAATAACCAAAAGAAGCAAGTCTATTCAGAACCGCTTCAATGAAGGATTCTGAAAGACTGCTGTTCATTAAGGTCATAATGTCTGCACAAACTCTTTTTATCAGTTCATTCATGCAACATCACCCCCTTCAATTAACCTTTGGAAATGATTCTTGCAATAGCAATGGCTTTGTGTGGGATAGATTTTGCACCATCATTGATGACTGCCCAGTTTGCACCATTTTTCAGGTCAGCATTGGATGCAGAAGCTGTGATGGAAGCTGGTTTTTCAAAGGAAATGCCATCAACACCACAGATGTATCTGTCACGCACATAAAGTGTGTCCTGACCGCCATTTGTTTTTGGATCACGGCTCATTTCATAAGGAACTGCATCACCGATGTCATCAAGGATGATTGCACCCTGACCAAGAACATAAGTTGTGTATGTTACAGAACCATCTTCACCTGCAACTGTTGGCATGTTGTCATCAATCAGAACCAGTCTGCCATTCCATGTTGCCAGTGCCAGTTCTCTTTCAATGCCATCAGCATCTGTCTGTGTCATGTATTTCAGCAGCTTGATGTTTTCAAGGTTTGTTGCAACTTCTGAATGCATAACAACCAGTTTGAAAATGTTTTTGTTGTCACCGCAAGCCTGCTGAATTGCCTTATTCAGTGTAGAAGAACCAACCAGTGCTTCTTCACCTTCTTTTGCAGAAATGTCAAATGTGTGTTTTTCAACAAATTCTTTTGCAGCTTTTGCACGAACTGTTGAACCACTTGTGGACATTGCATATACACCTTCAAGGATTGCAAGCAGCATTGCCTGTTTAACATCCATTTTGTAGTCAGCAATCTGTGCTGCAACATTGTCCATGAAGTCAACACCAGCTGTGATGTTTTTGCTGAAACTTCTTTCTGTCCATGCATCCATACGAGAAGCAACAACAAAGCCCTGTTCAAAAGTTGTTGTGTTGCTGGATGCAATGTCTGTTGCACCATCATTGTTCTGTGATGTGCTGCCATCAATTCTGCCAAAGTATGGGATTCTTGCATACAGTGAACCTGTCTGATTTGCCAGTGCAGCCCTTGCCTGTTCATTTGCACCAACAGCACCACTCTTTGCAAGTTCATTCTTTGTCACATTTGGAATTCTTGCCACATATTTACCAAAGGCTTCAGGGTTGAAACTCTTGGAATCAAATTTTGTATCTGCCATAATAAATCACCTTTCTTAAAATAATATTGGTTTTAAATTTTTGCTTCAGGGTTTGCTGCAAGGTAAGCCATCATTTCTGAATATTTCATGTTTGATGTGTCAACTTTTTTGTCACCATCATCATTGCCGCTTTCCCCAGGCACTGCACCCTTCATCTGTTTTTTGGTTTCCTTTGCTTCAAAAAGGTAAGCATCAGATTTCTGAAGTGCTTCAATCTGTTCAGCAAGACCTTTGACAGATCCATCATCAGCCAGTTCAGCATTTTCAAGGTTCAGCAGGGCTTTGATTGCTTTTGCATTTTTACCCCTTGCACCTGTGATTGCTGTTTCAATGGCAGAATCAACTTTCATCTGTTTGATTTCAGCTGCATGTGCATCCGCTGCTGCTTTGTTGTCTGCCTGAAGTGTTGCAATCTGCTGTTTCAGGGCTTCCACATCACCTGTGGAGTTCTTCAGGGTTTCCAGCTGTGAATCCCTTTCAGAAACCTGTTTTTCCAGTGCTTCTTTTTCTGATGTCAGTGTTGCAATGGTGTCTTCAAGTTTCTTTGTGTCACCCTTTGCATTTTCAATGTCTTTGCCATTCTCATCCATGATGGAATCAATGGCTTCCTTTTCAAGACCAAGGTCTTCCAAAAACTTTCTTTTCATATCGTTTATACCTTTCTTTCATACGATTTTTTACGGCTTTTTCTTGCCTTTGAATTTGGGTATTGTGTCTTTTTACGACATCCACACAGGTCAATATTTTCAAAGATTCCAACCTGCTGAATAAGAAACTACTACCAATCACCCCTTTGGGTTCATTTCATAGATTTTCAGCAGGGAAGGGGAATCTTTAAAGAACAAAAATGTGCATGAAAAAAGCACCCTTTCAGGTGCTTCATCATGTAAGCAAATCATCTTTCAGATTTTTGTGTGTGAATTTTTTCAGTAAGTTATGTGTCCATGCTTTCAATCTTTCATAGGTTGAAACCTGAACCTTTACACTGATGATAAATTGTTGACCAGTTTTGACAGTGGATGGTGTGATTGCGACTGATTCAACCTTAACCGACATGGATTTTACACCTTATCTTTCTTATTTCAGGGGCAAGTGTATATGTGATTTCCAAATCATAACTTCCAACATCAGGTGGAAAGATTAAGATTTGCAGAACAGAACCATTCACAATTTCACATTCACCACTGTCAACAACCACTTCATCATGCTTCATTGTGTATGTTGCATCTGTCACAACAACCCTTTCATTCTTTGTGCTGATAACTTCAAACTGCACATATCTTTTTTCGCCTTTGTAAAAGCATAATTCATCTAATCGCATACCATCACCACCTTAAACATATCTTTCAGAAGTTCCACACTGTATGCCGCAATGTAGACTTCAATTTCATCCTTCACTATTTTCACATCAATGTCATTTGCCTTGATGATGATATAAAAACCATCATCCACCAGTTCAAGTGATACACACTTGCTGTCAAACATGTGCAGGATCGCAGTGGTGTATATAACAACACCGCTTTTTGCCCTTGCATAAATTTCAACATAATATGTGCCATCACTTAAATCAGCAGGAACTTCACAAGTCCATGTGTCATTGGAAACCTGTGTGAATACAATTCCATATCCGTCACATGTTCCCCAAACAGCTTCAATCATAGGCTAAACCGATATTTTAACACTGATTGTGTAAGTTGCACCTGCATTGACAGGGTTTGGTGCAATAGAAACTGATGTGAATTCAGGTGCAGATGTGTCAAGTGTGACAGTTCTTGTGACAGATGTGGATTTGCCCAAGGCATCTGTTGCAATAACTTCAATCAAGTTTTCACCATTTGCCAGGGTGATGACTTTACTGAATGAACCATCTGCCTGAACTGTTGCAGAACCAACTGATGTGTTGTTCAGTTTGATTTCAACTGTAACAGGTGAAGATGTTGCATCATTTGTTTTGCCTGTCACTGTGCAGCCACTTGTGTTTGTAAATGTGCCATTTGTTGGTGTCAGAACAGTCAATGAAGGTGGAACTGTGTCAACCTTGATGCTGATGGAATCTGCATCCGCTGCATTGCCATCATTGTCAGACACATTTGCTGTGAGTACATGCACACCATCCGCAAGACCAGTTGCAGGTATGTATGTGATTTCATAACCATCTGCAATTTCTCTTTGTGTGCAGTCTGCAATCAGAAGAACATCTGCACCAACATTCAGTCTGAATGTTGACAGGTCAATTCCTGAACCAGTATCTTTCACATTCAACTTGATTGTTGGTTTGTTGTTTGTCAGGCCTGCACCATCTGTTGGTGTTACAAATTCAACTGTTGGTTTTACTGTTTCTTTAACTCTTAATCGCAGGGAAGAACCAAACTTTGAATCTGTGTCATTGATTGTTGTGCTGTTCCCTGAAATATCAGTTGCAGTAATAGAAACAGGATAATAATGATCACTATTCACATGATAGCTGGTTTCAGTTGGTGCTGAAATGCTTGCTTCATAAGCACCTGTTGAACTGTTCAAGGTCAATGTGTACTGCTGACCATTGATTGTTGCAACTACTGTTTTTATAGCTGACATTTTGCCGTTATCCTTTCTATAAGTTTTGTGTATCGAAAAATATTGTAATAAAAAAGCACCCTGCAACCGCTGCAAAGTGCTTTTGAATTATTTAATTATAGAACCGCATCTTCAGGTGGATCAAAACCAAGCAATTCTTCCCATGTTTTGCCCTGCTTGATGCATTCATCATAAACAGCAATCACACTGCCATACTTTTCAAATCCTGCTGGATAGCCAAAAGGAACGATCAGACCAAGTGGTTCACCACCAACTTTGTCATTGTATTCAATGTACTTTTTGCCTTCTTCAGTTTCTTCAAAGTCCTTGATTTCCCAAGGTTCATATTCGATTTTTGGCATGTAATTCACCCCTTATTTTGTTGTGTATGATATTGTGTTTGATTTTGCATAATCAACAACTTCATTAAATACTTCAATGTATGTTTCCACTGTCTTTGGCATCAGAACCTTTACAGCATCAAGGGCTTCTGTTTCACCACGCATCAGGAAGCCAGCAATGTTTGCCCAGGCTTCACTGGTTGCACCTGTTTTGCCATTGTCCTTGCAATATTTCTGTTTATGCCCCCAAAAGCCCTTTGAATAAGGGTGCAGGTTGCCGCTGGTTGTCATGCCAATGGCATCTGTCACAGTGTCAATCAATGCCCTGTCTTTGGCTGTTGGATATTTGGCTTTCAGATATTTGATTGTTGCTGATTTTGCATCTGATGAAATTCTGCCCAAACTTTTGATTTTCTTTATAGAAGAACCATTTGCGGCATTATCCCATTCAACAGCAGTGTTGATGATTTCAAGAACATCATCATCAATGGCAGCAATCATTTTCTTGCCCACCGCTGTCTGTGGTGATGTGAATGCCATCAGGTTGTATTGGTCTATTGTGCCATCAAGCAATGCAAAAGGGCTTTTCTGTCTTGCCAGTATGTGATCCAGCTGGTGCATTTCTTCATGGAATTTGGTTTTCCATGCACCTGAAGCATTGCGACCAACCGCTTTATCCCAAGGAACACAGTTCATATCCATTTCAATTCTTTTTCGCCATGATGAATACCAGCCTGTTCCTTTGTCATAATAGTGATTGCTTGCAAAGTTATCAGCCATCTTGTTGTAAAGGTTTGCTTTGTCCTTTTCCCAATTCTGAATTATAGCAGAAAATTCCTTTTTTTGTTCAGCGGATTTCAAGATTGTGTCATGTTTTGCAATAAGTTCATCTTTAATCTGCTGTAAGGAAACATTGCTGAAATCAGCTTCAGCTTTCAGTTTTTCAGCTTCTCTGATTTTGGCTTCAAGGGCATCAATTTCATCTTCAATAGGCTTCTGTTTTGAAATCAGCATATCAATTTCATCATTAATATCTTGTGCAGTAACACCTTTATATTTGGATTTCCAATTCATAAAGTTGTTTGCATGTTTGATTTCATCTGTAACACTGTTTCTTAATTTTTCAGTGTCAAACATCTTCCTTGTGATGTCATTGATGTCACTGCCACTGTCAATCAGTGATTGTTTCCATTTATCCCATTCAGCCCTTTCAGGTGTTCCCCTGTCAGGTCTGCTGTAATACTTGGTATAATCAGCCACATAACTTTGATATTCAGCATCATATTTTGCTTCTTTGACTTTCAAAGCATCAATGTGTTGCTGAAGTTCATCATCTGACATCTTTGAAAATTTCCAGTTGTAAGGATTGCCCCCACCACTCTTGAAATCTTTCAATTTGTCCTGAATATCTTGAATCTGTTTCTTCAAATCATTAAGTTCATTCTTTTTGTCTGCAAGCTGAACTTTCAGGTCATCAAGGTTGTCAATAACCTTCAGACCGCTGGTGTCACCATCAACCATTGCCTGTTTCCACTTTTTATAGGTCATGTTGTCAGGCACATAATAGGTTTTACCATCAGCACCCCTTGCAGCCCTTTCACCTGTGAAATTGTCTTCAAACCAAGGAACTGTCACTGTTCTGCAAAACACATGGAAAGGTGGGGCTGTCACCCCAGCTTCATATTGTGACATTGGAAAGACTTTGCCATCCATTTCCTGACAGATTTCAGATGTGTGACTGTCCAGTGTTGCCACAATTTCAAATTCTTCAACATCAAGTTCATCAAAGGCATCTTTCTGTGCAACCGAATGAAAATAAGCCTGTTCTGTCATCACCAGTCTGCCAGCCTGATATTGTGTTGTGTTGAATTTCTTTGATATTGCCTTGATTGCTTCATCAGGTGCTTTCCCAAGGATGCAGGTTCTTGTCAGCTGTGTGTGAAGTTCATTGACCAGCTGATTTCTTTGCTGCCATATCCTTTGTGAAAAGTTCTTGCCATCTGCTGCCCAAGGCTTTTTGACCAGTGTGTTCAGCTTTCTTTCATCAATCTGACCGATTTCCCAGCCAATATTGAAACCCTTCTGCATTGTGAAAATGCTTTTGTAATAGTCTTCTGTATAGACCTTTCTTGCCATCTTATCAATGGCATCAAGTTCACTGCCAAAAGCCACTTCAGCAGCCTGTTGTGTCCTTATTTTCAGGGCTTCCAGTCTGCTGATGTGATACCTTGCAGAAGCATTTTCAAGTTCTTTCATCCAGTTTCCATCAATGGCATTTTGTCTGCCATATTTGATGTATTCATTGACATCCCATTTCAGTTCTTTCAGTTCTTTGGAAGAAAGCTGTTTTTTTGCTATTTCCATTGATACCTGATTGTTTTTGGCATACCTGCCATACCAGGCATCAATTTCTTTTTGTATTTGTTTTTGAGCAGCGGCAAAGGCTGGTTCAATCTGTCTGATTGTTTCCATGCCATAAGCATTTGAAGCTGCTTCAATTTCAAGAAATCTTTGCTGCCAATATGCAGCGGATTTCCCCTGTGGTTTGTTCTGTGGCATTATTCATCACCGCCTGAACCTTTACCTTCAGAACCATCAAAGCCACCCTGTAAAGGATTTATGGCAGGATTGAAAGCATCACCATATTGTTCCGCTTCTTCTTCTCTTTCCTGCTTGATCCTTTCAAGTTCAGCCTGAACATCTTCAACCCATGGGTGCTGTGCCAGTCTTGTTTCAAGTGACAGGTCTGATGATTTGCTGATGTTGTCAATGATTTCACTTTCAGAAATAAGCATATCCCTGTTGAAAACAATGTCCACATCTTCACTTTCAAAATCACCCATGCCCATATTGGCAAGATGGCAGTTGATGAACCAAAGCAGTTCTTCAAAGGAAGCCTGAAATTCTGTTTCCATGTTGTTTGCATCAAGGTCAATGTCTGAATACATGGATTGAATGTTCATCTGATTTGGATTGCCTGAAAGTCTGTCATCTTTGGCATCATAACCCATTGCATTTTCAATGATTGCTTTTTTGAAGATTTCAAGGATTGCCTTGTAATTCTCTGAATTAACTTCAATCTGAAGTGTATCAACACCACCATCAGCACCATCAATGGTTCTGACTTTAACTGCACCAAAGGTTGCAAGGTTTCTTCTGAACTCACCAAGGTTTGTGCCATCATAGTTTTTCAGAACAAGGATTGTATTCCTTGGATCTTCTTCCATAGCATTTTGGAAGTTGCTTTCAATCAGGTTCAAACCATCCTGCAAGGTCTTAACCATTTTTATCAATGGTGTTTCCTTGCTGTTGTATTTAAACGGCACAAGGGGAATTTTTGTCCAGTTGTAGCCTGTTTCAATACCTTCTTCATCAGTAATGGTGAAGTAGTTCTGAAAATATGGTTCAACAGGTGTCAGTTTTCCACCATCAGAAAGTTCAAAGTATGTGATGCCTGTGTCATCATAGACTTCAACCTTTTCAACAACCTTTTCCTGTTCACCTTCAAAAGCAATCACTTCATATATTCTGATTGCATAATCCAGTGTTGTATGTTCAGCATCTTTCCACCCAGGAATCAGTTCAAATGGCTTGATTTTCTTGAATGTAAGTTCACCCTGTTCATTGTAATGAATAAAGAACCAACCAATGCCACCATTCAGGGAATCTTCACACACTGATTTAAACAAACGCATGAACCTTTTGTTGAAAATAAGGTTCAACCGCTTTGTGTATGCATCATTTTCACACTGAACAGTAAAAGGCTGACCAGCAATATAATTGGTTTTCTGATTAACCATCTTTTTATATTGATTGTCAACAATCCTGTTGTTTGGCAGGTTGTCCACTTCTTCAAGTTTGCCATCTTTGCCAATCACAGTTCTTTTTCTGTCAAGAATGTCATGAATGCCCAAGTAATACCTTTCACCTGTCAGCATGTCATTTCTTTTCTTTGAAATCTTGAACCGATTGATTTCTTTCACAATGAATTCTTCATCAGTGATTTTTTCATTTGCACCCTGTGTGATTATGTTTGCAAGTTTTGCTGCTGTGCTTAATAGGAAATTGAACACATTTCTTCACCACCTTTCTGTTTCTCTGTTTTAAATACATTTCACTTCTTCAAAGGCTTTCAGCATCTTGGGGAATTGACAGGCAATCCAATCAACAATTTCTTCTTTTGCACCCCAAGAACAATCCTGCAAGCCTGATTCAGAAAGGAAAGCATGAACAAGTTCATGTCTGATGACCTTTTTGTCATAGTCATCAATGTTTTCAACTGCATTTGGCACATCTTTGAATTTATCAAATGTGTTGATGACAATTGTTTTTGAAGTAGGATCGCAATATCCATCCATTTCAAGCAGGTTCACATCTTCTGCTGCATTTGATTTTTTTATTGTGTATTCAGTGCCAAGAACATTGACTGCTGTTGTTGCCATTGTTTCACCTTTGTTTGCCCCATTCTTTTTTGTCTGTGGGGCTTTTATTCTCTTTTGAAGTAAGTTGTTTATGAATAGCAAAAAGCCCTTGAAACGCAAATTTCAGGGGCTTCTGCATTGCTTATAAAATACACAGTCCACCAACCACTACGACCACCGAGTGTGACCGCAGGAGGTAAGGCAGAATGAGCTACACCACGATTTCAACCCCAAACACATTGAAATCAGAAGAACTGCCAGTTGTGGTTGTGCAGACTGTGGGAAAGATAGCTGTTTTTAATTTGCTGGTAACTTGCAAAATATAAATATACTTTGCATTTTTGCTTGCAAAAACTATAAGTATACTTTGCATTTTTGCTGTAAAAGTGCCATTTCTTGAAAAGAAAACGCAAAAAACGGCACATAAAACAATTGAATTGCACTTTTATATGCTGAAAAGTGTCATTCATTTTAACTTGCTGCAATCAGTCAAAACTGAAAGCATCAGGCAGCAGAACCTTTGACACACCATAACGCATGGAATCCATACCATGTGAAAATTCATGGTCAGGTTTGTCTGTTGGTTTGCCATCTTTATCTTTTGCCCAGCAATAGTTGCTTATTTCTTTGTAAAATTCAATACATTTTGGATGAATGATGATTTCATAGTTCTGAATCAGCTGGATGCCATGGTTCACACTGTCTTTACCTTTTCTTGAAGGTTCAGCCCTGATGCCTTCTTCCTGCAATTCTGCAATTGATTTTGGTTCAGCACTGTCACAGACAATGACCTGTCCACCATAACCCATATCTTTGATTTGCTGTGCAATGATTTTATTGGTCACACCTGACTTGAACCATTCATCAAATATGTATATCTTCATGTTGGTGTTGTCCACCAATTCACACACAAAGGCATTTGGATCAGTAAAACCAAAGTCAAGATTGAAAGCTGATTTGATGCCAGGGGTTTGTCTGATTTCATCAACATCAAAGTCTTCCACCCTGAAATTCTCATAAATCAGACCTTCAGCAATGCCCCATTCACCATCACCTTCAATCCTGTATCTTCTTGGATTGTTGGCTTTCATCTTTTCAAAGATTTTTCTGTCAGCTGCATCAAGCCATTCATTGCATTGCCATGTGGTTGTTTTGGCAAATATATCATCATCTTCAACATCAAAAAACCTTGCTTTCAGCCATGATGTGGCTGACCAAGGGTTGAATGTCAAAGTGATTTGTTTGAAATAGCCATCAGGAACTTCACCCCTGATTGACATATCAAGTTTGTTGAAATCATCTTCATTGGTTATTTCAAAGGCTTCTTCAATCCATACCCAGCAAAGAACACCTTTGTCAACAGATATGGAAGTGATTTTCATACCATCATCAAGCCCCCTGAACAAAATCTTTTGTCCAGTTTTCTTTCTGATGATCTGCATTGGTGAAACAGTCCATGTGAAATAGTTGTCCAAGCCCAGCTTATGAATTGCCCAAAGTAAATCAGAATAAACACTGTCACGCAATGTATTTGAATATCTTCTGACACACAGACCATTGCTTTCAGGGTATTGATACAACCTGATTATCATGTTCAATGCTGCTGTCTTTGATTTCTTTGAACCCCTGCTTCCTTTGCAAACCCTGTATCTTTTCTTTGTTTTCCAAAAGTCAGCATATCCTTTGCCAACTGTTTTCTGAAGTGATATTTTCACAACATCACACCCTATTCATCCAAGTCATCCACAATGGTGACTGGTTCAAGGTCAATGGTCAGCTTCTCCCTGTTCAATCCAAGGATTTTTGCAAGGGAATCAGCAGCTTTCAGCCTTTCTTTTTCATCAGGGGCTTTCATCATGGTTCTTGCTGATGACATACCTTCACCAATACCTTCAACAACCACAATTTCAGCTGAAGATTCACCACGCATGACAGATGTCAGATATTCCATGACTTCCTTTGCATCTGCAACCTTTGCAGCATCCATCTGTGCAAGCTGGTCATCAATGTACTGTCTTAATTCAGGCTTAAAAGGAAGATGTCTTTTTGAATCAGTGTTTGTCAGTGTTTCCTGTAACCATTCAGAAGCATTCCTTGCAGTATTTGCTGAATAGCCAGCAGACAGTGCTGCTTTGTAAGCATTGCCTTTATTGATGACATATTCATTCGCAAAACATTTTTCTTTATCATTCAATGCCACAAGCAACACCACCTTTCATGCAAATAAAAAAGCACCTGAAGAATCAGATGCTTTCTTTCTTTTTTACCAATAAAGAATTTTTTTCATTTTCATAACCCTTTCAAAAAAATTATCTGAAGATAATTTTTTCACTTTATCATATTATCACACATAAAAGTATCATTGGGTATCATCATTCTGTTTTCAGGCACAACAACCATCCGCAATGCTTTCTGATGCAGTCTTTTGATATGTGATAGTGAATAATTCATTTCTTTTGCAATCCGCTTCAATGATTTTCCCAAGCCATATCTTTTCATTAACAGAACAGAACATGTTTCATCAGGAACAGCTTTGATTGTATTGATGATTTCTTGTTTCAGCTGTATCAGTTCCAAAATATCTTTTGCAATTTCTCTTTCAAGGTCAACAGCTTTTATGACCTGGTTTTCATAAGGTGCTTTATTGCCTGAACCACCTTGAATTTTGTCCTTTGAATAATCAATTGCCCCCATACTGACAGATGATTTTTTCAAATCTTCAAGAATAGCCTGCTTGTCTTTGATTTCTTCATTCTTCCAGTATGCCTGTTTCAGATATTCTTTTGCCTGCAAATCAATCCCCCATTTCCTGAATTGCTGCCAGTGCTTCTTCTTTTGTTTTGAAAACTCTTTTGCCCCAAACACCATAGCCATTGTATTTCACATTAACAAGAAGCCTGTTGTATCTATCAATTTCAATTTTGTCAACAATGCCAGCTGTCCGACCTGCACCGCCTTTATATCTTTTTACAAGCCAAGCAGTGTCACCGATTTTGACAGGAACTTCAATGAAAGTTGATTTGTCTTCGAAACATTTAAATCTATCAGCAGTCAATTTTTCAGCAGGTGTTCCTTTAAATATCATGTCAATTGGATAACTGCATCTGTCATAGTGAATACAATCTTTACATGTTGCCATTGTCATCACCTTCCAATCTATCAATCAACTGCATAGCAATATTGATTGCTTCTGAATATTTAATCTGCTGCATCTTTTCAGGATTCTTGAAGTTGTGAAGATATATTGCACCCTGCAACCTTCTATTTGTATTACAACCATGCAGAACAGCTTTCAAAGCAAGGATTTCCTGATCAGATATTTCATGTTTTGCCATCTTCATCACCCCCAATCTTTTCATCAATAACAACCCTTTTGTCTGCTTTTATCATGCAGAAGCGGAAAAGCTGTCTGCCGCCAAAATCACGCATGTCAAAGCCTTTCATATATCCAAGGTCACAATGTCCTTCAATGCCCCTTTCATTATGGCATTGATAGTTTGATGTTCTGAAAGCAGGACATTCACCGCATGTTTCAGGGTATCTGTTCATTGTGTAAGAAACTTCTTTTTTGAATTCAATTCTTTCCATCATCTGCACCGCCTTCAATCTCTGAAAATATCCAGCAATACATCCATTTCTTCAATTGCAGTATACAGTCCATATGATTTGCACAAACGATAAACATAGTTATATATTTTCTTTGCCATATCTTCTGAAACACCTGATTCCTGAATGATGTATTCATAGCAACCATTTTTGAAATTTTGAAGTCTGCTGTTCTTTTCTGTGTTCAGGTTTTTCACCTGTGTTTCATATTCATTGTTGTTTTTTGCAACTTGTTCCCTGTTCCATTTAACAGATTTGTCTTCATCAATGACTTCATCTGATTTCATTTTTTTGATTGATGGTTTACAAGAGAAATTCAGCCATTCATCAGCAAGTCTTTTCAAATCATCAATTTCAATTGTTCTGTTCTTTGCCATGGTCACACCCCCTTCACCTTGCTTGCATACATATCAGCTGTATGTGTCCATAAAACAGTTTCATATTTTCTGATGGCTTTGTCATAGCCATTCCAATCATCTGTTTTATAAGCACCCATGTGATACCTGATGCAAAGAATTTCTTCTTCTGTCAGTGTCATAAACTGTGACAGCATGATGATTGATTTTTCACCATGACCATTCAGGAATGGATCAGGATTGTATGTCCATTTTGGGTTTTTGCTGATTGGTGAACCTGTTCCCATGATGACTGTATCAATGGCATTTTCATCAACATAATCATCCATTTTGCACAGGTCATGGAACATGCCCACAATGTATGGGCTTCTTTCATCCTGCCACTTGATGTTCAGCCTTTCTGTCATTTCAACCAAGTCTTCCATCACTTCAAAGCTATGGTCAAACAGACCGCCTGTGTAATTGCCATGATGTTTGATTGCAGCAGGCTTCATAAAGAAGCCATTTGCAATTAACCATTCAGTCATTTTTGGTGGAATATATTTGGCAACAGTATCACCAAACATTTCATATCTGTCTTTGTTTGTTCTGTTATTCATCATAAGGTTCACCCCCATGTCTTTCTGTATATTCAGCAACGGCAATCAAAAAGCCTATGCCATAGAATGTGATGAAACCGCCTGCCAGGAATGCAAGGAAATGTGTCAAAATTGCTTTTAACATACCGCTGCCCCCTTAATATGTGATGTCATCAAACACAACTGGAATCAGCTGTTTCATGTCATCAAGCAGCGGCTGTGCAACTTCAAGCATCTGTGGGTGTGCTGCACCTGTGCTGTTGGCTGCCCTTAATTTAAAGAAGTGTCGCCATTCACGCAGGTTGGCTGTCATGATCAGTTCTGTTTTCAGACTGGTTGGAAGAACAGCCCTTGCTTCCTGTGGTGTGTGACCAATGTCAAGCAGTTTGAAATATGCAGCTTCAGCTGCTTTCATTTCTTCCACCCAGGCATTCCATGCTTCTGACTTGTATGAAAGATATGGTGGAATGATGAAGGTGATTTCTTTGCCAAACTTTTCTTTTGAATAATTGCAGTATCTTGTGGATTCCTGTGCAAAGGATGCCAGTCTGTGTCTGACAATTTCATGGCTGATGCCCCTGTCAACAACAAACTTCACTGTGACGGAAGCATGTTCAAGCATAGCTTCATGCCCCCTTTTGATAAGACCTGCCACAAACTTTTCAGCAGATGTTTCTGTGATAAGGTCTTCTGACTTGTAGCATGTTCTGCCAATCAGTTCAATTTTCTTCAGGATTTTCTGACCATCAAAGTCAGCAAAAATCTGTGTGTATGGTGTAATTGCTTGCATTGTTTTTCTTCCTTTCTATTTTTCCAAGATTTTATGCAAAAGCTGTTCATACATGGCTTTGTATGTATTTCTTTCAGCTTCAAGCTATGCAATTCGCATCTGTGCATGTGGTATGACTTCTTTTTCTTTCTTTTCCAATGCCATTTCAGACATTTTATAGTTAGTCTTCAGTTCTGCAACCTGCTTTTCAAGATGTTCAATGTGTGCCAGCATTGCCTGTTTTTCATGTTCCTGCTGTTCATTATCAACAGCATCAAGGTCTTCATCCAAGGCAAGTGATACCATCAAAGCATTGTCAATTGCTTTCATTTCTGCATCTGTTGCAGTCTTGATGAAATCACCGATCCTGTCAATTGAAATGGAATAAACTGCTTCACACAGTGCTATGGATTTCCGCTGACAGACAACTGTCACATGTGTTGGCATTGGTTTCTTTGGCTTTGTTGTCAGATAGACAATTTCAATCACATTTGAATAAGCATTGCACTTATTGTTTGAAACAACAACTGCTGGTCTGTCTGAAGCCTGTTCAGAACCCTGATTGTTGTCATAACTGCGAATGAAAAAAATATCTCCCCTTTTGATTTCCATAATTTTTTACCTTCCTTTTTAAAGTCCAAGTTTTTCTTTCATGTCAAAGTATGATGCTTTGACATTTTTTCTTCTTCTGCTTCCACCATCAACAACAATTGGGAAGCATCTTTCAAGAATTCTGTCATAAATTCTTGCATGTCCTGTGTCCTGTGGTTTCTTGATTTCTTCCAGTGTCAGGTTTGTGGTGATGATGAAGGGCAGACCTGCTTTGTATCTGCTGTCAATGATGTTGTACACCATTTCCTGCATGTATTCAGAATTTCTTTCAACCCCCAGGTCATCAAAAATCAACAACTGAAAATCATTCAGACTGTTGATGAACCGCTGTTTTCCTTCAAACATTCCCTGAATGGTGTTCACAAGGTCTGTGAATTTTGTCATCTTCACCCTGTACCCCTTATCAATCAGGGCATTTGCAATGCAGGCTGCAAGATAAGTCTTGCCTGTTCCCACATGACCTGACAGCAGCAAGCCTTTTCCTTCTTTCCTGAAGTCAGTGAAGTTGTTCACATAGTTCTGCATTGCATCAGACATCTTTGGGTTCTGCCTGTCATCATTTGCAAATGTCCAGCTTGCCATGTTGGTCTGTTCAAAGCAGATTTTCCTTTGTCTTTCAAATTCAAACTGCATGGATGCTTTCTTTGTGGCTTCCATTTCCTTCACCCTGCAATCACAAATGCAGGGAACAATCCGCTTTTCACCCCAAAGTTCAACTTCAGTCTGAACCTTCCGATCACACACAGAACAGTGCAGCAGACCATCTTCACCCATGTATGTATTTTCAGCCCTTGGAACTTTCCTTGTAATTTCACCAAAGGTGTATTCAACTATATTGTTTTTATTCATGGCTGCTGCCCCTTTCTAAAACAGGTCATCAAGGTCATTCATGTCTGATCCTGCCTGATACCCTGTGTTTGTTGTTTCAGCTGGTGCTGTGTAATTTGCATCAAGATAATCAACATATCCTGAATTGAAGAATGTGCTGCCATTCTGTGGTTTTCGCCAATCAGCATCTTTCTTCAGGTCATTCAGATAGCGGCTGATTGCCCTTTCCATTTCATCTTTACCGATTGCAAACAGTGTTTTCTTTTTGCTGTCAGAAACCTGCCCTTTGCCTTTTTTGTTTGGATATAAAGACCAAAGATATTCAAATAAATCATTGATGTCAGATTTTGAAGGTGCATTTTTGCACAATATATTATTATCTTTATCTATACTATCCTTACCTAACCTAACCTGTGTATCCATTTTGGACACCGCTGGTATACCAATGGTATCTGTTTGGGTGTCATGTGGTATACCAAGTGTATATGAATTGTTTTCATCCAGTGAAAGTGATGCCTTTTCTTCCTTGTATTTGGTTTCTTTGTATCTATCATTTCTGATATAGTTGTGAATTTTCCAGTGTTTAATCACAACAATGCCAGTTTCAAAGGGTATGATGAATTTTTTTGCAATCAATAGCTTCATATCATCATCTTTGCTGCCGATCATTCGCATGATGGTTTTGGGTTTGTTTATGAAACCATCATCATCAGCGCGCATGGACAGATGAAAATATAAAAGTTGTGTTGTTGCTGGTAAATCAAGAAAGGCATCACTGTCAATTATTGTTTTTGCAAACATTCTTCTTTCAGCCATTTTCAACACCTTCTTTCACCTGAAGAATATAGTTCTGACCATTGCCCACAGGAATTGTGTTTGTCATCTTCTCTTTCAAGGCTTCAATTGCTATGTCACAGGCTTCAACAACTTCTGCATTGATTGGCTGCTGGTGAAACCCTGTGGCAAGTCTTGCAAATTCTCTTTCAACTTCAAGAACCCTGATTGCCCTTTCAATCTTCATCATCAGCACCCCAATCTATCTTTTGACCGCATCCTGAACAATGTGTTGGTTGATAACTTTCATCACAATCTGCATCTGATTTGTAAGCCAAGAAACTGTCACATTCAGGGCAGACATAAATATCATTTTCATCACCTGTCATTCTGTGATAATAGGTTGATTGTTCAGGCTTTTTGGGCAGCTGTTTTTCAAGTGCTTCAATTGCCAGTTTGAAAGCCTGTTGTGTTTTGGCACATTCAATTTCTTCAGCTTCATTTTTGACAGTAAAGTGAATGTTTTTTATCAATCCAATTGCTGTTGATATTTTCATTTTCTGTCACCATCCCTTTCAATCAGCCAACCCATCAGGGCAATAAATCCAATGAAGAAGGGTGCAACTGCTTTCACAGTTTTAAAAATTTTCATCACCACACACCCCGATCATCTTCTGCTGGTTTCTGATGTGCTTTTGCCTTTTTAATTCTCAAAAGCTGTCTGTCAATCTTGTATTTTTCACACAGTTCAACTTCTTCCTGAATGTCCATTAAAACTTTCAGCTGTGAAAGAATAATTTCAACATCTGCAATTTCTTCAATGATGCCATTCAGGTCATCATGGTGGATTGCATCTGACAGTTCAATCAGTTCTTCAAGTGCTTTGTCTGACCGCTTTACAATGCCATTAAAAGCGGCAATTTCTTTGATTTTGTTTTCCATTTGGTTTCACCTTCCTGTTCTGTTTGCTTCTGTCTTTGCCCTGTTTGGCATGAAGGCTGATGGCTCTTTTCATTCTTCTGTAAGAACCGCCTGTTTTTCTGCCTTTTGATTTCATCTTGCACCACCCCATTTCCAGTCATCACAGGGAATGAACCTGTAAATGAATTTCTTCAAGTTGCTGCATCTGTATTTGTTTGCACAATAGCGGCATTTGCCATTGCATTTTGTTTTGTCAATTGCTTTCATGGTGTATCACCCCATTCTGCTTCATCTGCTGCTTTGATTTCCTGCCATGTCCACAAAATGTTTGCCCATATTTCAGTGAAGATTTTTGCCACATCTTTTGATAATGGCTTCAGCACTATAATCACAATGCAGCCCATCATCAGAATGAAAAGCAGTTTCAGGAAAGACCATGAAAGCATCACAAGAAAATTTATAAATTCAATCATTCTGCTTCCCCTTCAAAAATCTGTACTTTCCCAACATGGACATCATCTGCATGGCAGACAGTTTTCAGCCAATCTGCCATCTGCTGCTTTGTGACTTCAACTGAAGCATCAGCTTCATGTTTTTTGATGAAAGTCATTTCAACACCAGTCACAATGATTGTTGATTCTTTCATCTGTAAACTTGTAGTGTTTTTCATTTCAATGATCCCTTTCTAAATCTTTCAGATTTCTTTGCTGCCCTGTTTATTTGGAAAGAATTATACAAACCAAATTCTATCTGACAGGCATTGTTTTCATATTCTGCAAACTTCTTTTCCTTGTATGCTTTGACCTTTTCACAGCCTTTGCAATTTGGTCTTTGTTCGCAGTCTTTGGTGCAGGGGCAATCCTTATCAAATGCCATCAGGTTCACCCCTTTGCAAATTCCCTGAAGTCTTTTTCAGCCTTAACCCTTTTTTCTTTTGCTTTCTGACCTGGTGCAAGTTCAGGGTTTTCAGCCTGAATCTTTCTTCTTGCCCTTTCAACTGATTTATAACTTGGTAAATCGTATATTTTCAGATTTGTAAACACAGTACCAAAAGGGAATTTATCAATTGATGGGTTGAAATACTGACATACTTTTAAATAAAGCAAGTCATCATCATACCTTGTTGCTGGACATTCAGTAAGAATGGCTTTTACCAAGATTGATGTTTTAATCAGTTTCTTTTTCATTGTTTTCACCTTCCAATAATGCAAGTCCTGCTGCATATTCATTGTAAATTTGCATGAAATCATTGATTTCCATTGTCACAAGAATTGGTGCATGGTTCTTTTTGTGGAATACAGCAGGCAGCATTTTGCCGCCACCTGCTTCTGCATCCCTTTTTGCCTGTGCCATCCAGTCATAAAGGTACATTTTTTCCTGATGCTTTGCTTCAATGTGTAACCCAGGCAGACCAATGACATCTGATGCATCACCTGTATTTCCGCAATATTGGGCTGTTCTTCTGCTGTCTTTATATCCATAATCTCTGAATATACCTGCAAGCAATCTTTCAAATCTTGCCCCTTTTTGCTTTGAATTAACTGCCATCAGCATCACCTTCAATCATCAGAGTTGTTTCTGTTTCCACTGCCATTGGTGGAATTATGTCTGAAAGAATAGAAATGTAGATTTTCCCTGTTTTCTGAACTTCTTTCAGTTCTTCTTCTGACAGTTTCCAACATGTTTCATATCCACCAACAAACCTTGTCAGTGGTAAATCTTCATACCCTTCTGCACCTGCAATGCAGTTTGTTGTATTTGTGTGTATTGGTTTCATTATTTAACCCCCATTAAAACGGCAAATCCCCATCATCCGCTGCCAGTTCAGAAAAGCCATCCAAATCAGATGTTGTGAACCTTGACTGTTTTGGTGGTTCAAACCCCTGCTGCTGTGGCTGATAAGCTGGTGCAGGTGGTGGTGCTGAATAATCAATGTTTGGTGAAGGTCTTTCACCGCTGCCGCTGTTCTGACTGCTGCCAGTGAAGTGAAATCTATCAACCAGCACTTCAAAGGCTGTTCTGTTTTTGCCTGTGTCTTTGTCCTGATACTGTCTTGTTTGGATATTGCCATTAATAGCAATCAGGCTGCCCTTTTTGAAGAACCTTGCAATGTTTTCTGCATTGGTTCGCCATGCAACACAATTGATGAAATCAGCCTTTTTTTCACCATTGCTGTATCTGTCCACAGCTATTGAAAAAGCACATACACTGACACCATTTGGTGTTTGTCTGACTTCAGGATCAGCTGTAAGCCTGCCCATTAAACAAACAACATTCATGTTTATTTGCCCCCTTAAACTTCTTTGAATTCACCATTTTCAAGTCTGTAAAATGTATCTTCTTTGATGTTTTCACCATCAACAAATTCAGTTTTTACACAAACAGGAATCCATCTTTTCTTTTCATCTGAATATTTCCATTCAGCAAGTGTGATCCAGTTGCCTTTTTTGGCTTTTACAATTGAATTGTGACCTGCACAGCAAATCACACTGTCTTCACCTGTGCTGGTAATCTTTGCATAGTCACCGCTTGAGCCAATCTTTGCATAGTCACCGCTTAAGCCAATCTTTGCATAGTCACCGCTTGAGCCAATCTGTGCATAGTAACCGCTTGAGCCAATCTGTGCAGAGTAACCGCTTGAGCCAATCTTTGCAGAGTCACCGCTTGAGCCAATCTTTGCATAGTCACCGCTTGAGCCAATCT